TTATCAAAACTAGGAAGGAGGTAATTACAACATGACAGTAGCTGAAAGCCAGTTTTTTACAACAGAGCAACTGGCTTCAAGATATGGCAAGACAGAAAAAACCATCAGGAACTGGCGATACAAAGGTTATGGCCCTGAGTTCTATGAACTTCCTGTCTTTGCTGTCTCTTATGGTAATCCTAGAGTCAGATATGACCTTCACAAAGTCCTTGCTTGGGAAGAAGCAAACGGCATTACACCCATTGAACCCTTTTAATTATTATGGCTTACGAACCCTTTGAACCAGCTTTACCCATTCCTGTAAATTTTTCAGTACAGGATAACAAATATGAAGGTAAAGAAAAATACCCTAAAAAACTACGTTTATTTATTCCTCTCGAATCTGCTCCAGATTTTGTCACTCATGTGATGAACATGGTAGAACAAAAAAAATATCATAAAACTGGAAAAGTATATGATATGCGAACAGGTGAAAGAGAAGAAGTTGAAGGTATTTACATCTATGGCAACGGAAAGGTCGGTACTTTCGACTCAGATGAATATGGTGCTTATGGCACTATAAACCCTAAAAAAGTAAAATTAGAGGCATCTGAGGCCACTGTAGATGTCCCTGCTAATCAAGCTGAACTATCTGCCTCTGAAGATTTACCTTTTTGATTATGTACTTAGTAACTTTTCCAAACAATCCCTATGTAGGTCAGATTTTTTATCACCCAGAATCTGAAAGAACTTATGAGTTTTGTGAAACAACAAAAACAGATCACGAAACTGGAAATGTCATTGAGTCCGCCAGTTGGTTTGATATTACAGAAAAGGATCTAGTTCCTTAACTAAGAGGCATGACAACTTATTTCCTGTTAAGTGTATAGCTGCTCTTTTGTAATTTTGTGAACACTTGCCCATCATGTTCTTACAAACAACTTTATAAAAAGATATGAGTTCCCTTCGAGGATTGTTAAGGGGCAAAAGGTGAGATCCCTTCCATATTGCTTGACAATAAGCGATACAGTCAGTAAGTCCTCTTACTTCTTTCCAAATATAACAAATTTAAAGCGATCCCAAAGGGTCGTTTTTTTCTTGCGTAATTTATTTTCTAACTTAAGAACATAGGCTTGTTGTGAAGCAATTAGATCAAGTGAAGTACTTATAAAATGAGCTTGCTTTGCATTTGTCTGCAAAAGCTTTACTGCATAGGGTTTTAGTAAATTTATGTCCTCTAAGTTATTTATAAAAGTTATAGACTTCTGCACTTCAAACTCACCTTCAAGGCTGTAGGTAGAAGTTAAAGCCTTGATGATATCTCTCATTTCTTTGGAAATAATTGTTTTTCTAAAATATCAACTGCACGATCATCAAGATTATTTGAAGTCTGTTGGCAAATTGATCTGAGCAAGTCCACAATTAGTCTCTTGCAAGTTGTCGTTGTGAGGAAGCGTAATAGTATAGGCTTTAAAATTTTAACCATGATTTGTCCGTTTTTTCAAACATAGCAGAAATTACTGGATCTTGCCTTCTAACCTACTAACCGCCTGTGATAGCTTATTTAATCTGTTATAAATATCTATTATAGTTTTTTCTCTTCTGTTGCTCATATTAGATAGCACCATAACAAAAGCGGTAGCTGCCGCCCCAATTAATGCTGCGTAAACCTCTGGCATTGCTTTAATTAGTAATTATGCTTAGTATGACTAATAAAACTTAATTATGGCAGAGAAAACAGTTGAAAAGAAAAAAGAATTAGAAGATGACAAACCTGACTATCAGGAGAAAATCACCTTTTTAGTTTCTACTGTGGCTCAAGCGTTTATCTTGACTTGGTGTTTATTAGTCTTATCTCTTGGATATATAAAATTACCCAATAAATTATTTGGTATAGATATTCCAGACCAACCAAGAGTGGACAGCACTTTTGCTGCTGGTTTACTTGGTAATATTTTAGGGGGGCTAGGTATTAGTGTTAATGCTGCTCAAGGAGCAAAGAAGAAAAAGAAAGAAGATGGAGATAACGGTGTCAACACTAACAACTCTGGAGGTTATCAAACAATTATTATAAAACAACCTATTGAACTAATCACACAAAAACCTGATGTTATCAGGGCTGATCGCACTCCTCCAAAACAATGAAAAAACTTTTACCTTTTATTATTTTTCTTTTCCCATCTAGTGCTTTTGCCGAGATCACAGCAAAATATGTGACCTCTGCACAAATTTCCATAGACTCGCCTTATGTAATTACTAATGCGGCTCCAAATAGTTACAGCATAAGCGGTAATAATGTCACGACCTCTACAGGATCAGGGGATAGTATTGTTACTAATGGAATTGGTGGTCTTAACCTATCAAGTATCACCAACGGCCTTGCTGGAGTAACCGCCACAAATACCACAGTTACAACTGCTGGTTCAGCATTTTCTCTAAGTGAGTCATACCAAGCTGGGGATGCTACACAATCAGCAATCACTCCATCAAGTGGCATAGCGACATTACCAGTATTAGGTGGACAAACAACAGTGATTTCTGGGGGGACTCTGGGATCTGGAAGCATTAGCAGTTTATCTAGTGGGGTTCATTCTTGCTCTGGAGCATTTGGATCTGGTACTAGCTGCATTGCCTCCACTACTGTCCAAATCGAAATAGATTGAATTTAACTAGATTTTGGCTATTATTAATAATATTATTACCTCTGAGAACCCTTGCTACACCTGTGGTTCCCCAGTTCCGTAGCGGATCATCTACTCAGTCCAGTACTTCGCAATCAGTAATTAATGAGACAATCACTTCGCACCAATACAATTCTGGATTTTCTTACTCGGCATCAGGCCACAATATTGAATCAGCAGATGTTGATGGCTACATCAACCCTTCGACAGTTGCTGGTGAAACTCAAACTCTTAATGGTGTCCAGTTTAGTTGGACAAGCCCTTCACTTGAGGCAGTTCCAAGATGGAAAATAAAAGAGGCTGGGCAGAGCTTTTCTTTAGTCGAGTCACTGCAAGGTGCTGGCCTTTCCAATGTCACGACAATAAATCGGACTATAACAACAACTACTACAACCGAAACTCAAAGTATCTTTGGTCAGTAATTCTTGTAATCCTTTGTCCTGCAAGGGTTTTGGCTAATACAACAGTTGCTTCGCCGAATAGCTCGGCTCAAGGGGTAGTCAATAATAATGCAACAATGATAACTCCATCAAGCTTGCCCCAGAACCGCTACAGTCAAGGGATTGTTTGCACCTCGCCCAGTTTGACCATAACTCCTTATCTAACAGACGCATGGAGCTTTAACAGGCCAATAGAGACAGTCACTAGACAAAACATCTATGACGAGGACACAGGAGCAATAAAATATATCCAAGAAACACCAAGATTTGAAAAAGATAATTATAACTTAAATTATGGAATATCTATGCAATTTAATATTCCTTTGGGCAATGGTGGGGAGCTATGTAAGAAAGCTGCGGCTGTAAATATTGAAGCTCAAGAGTTGTTAATCAAAAAAACAAAATTAGAAATGGCTCTTTATAGGCTAGAGGTATGCGGCAAACAAGCTAAACTCGGAATAGTCCTGACAGGTGAACACGCAGTAACTTGTAAAGATGTAAAGCTTATACCTTTACCTAATCAAGTATTACCTCATACTCACAAAATAAAATAAGTTTACATTGACTAATACAGAGCGGTGGCTGTTTTATCAGCACGTTGTAAAAGTTGTAAACTTAAATTTATTATATCTATTTTTCTTTTTTTGTAAAACGCTTAGTTATTTGCTTAATACCAGCCTTCGCAGCCCCTTGTATTAGGGGAACAAGAACAGCAGAGCCACCCGCAACCAGACCAATAACAGCAGTAGATACGAGAACTTCAGGAGTACCAATAAAACTTTCTCGGAATGGTACATCTTCCCAGATCGGGTCACAGGAGCCTCCTATGGTTTTTTCATATTTTACTAATCTCTGGATTTTTTTATCATTTCTGTAATCACCAGCCATAAATGGGGCATCTTTTGGTGGACATGGTTCTATTTTTATTTCTTCTTTTTCTTTTGGTGTTTTAGTTTCTGGCAAATCTGACTCTGGCATGGGTGGGGCATCATTTGTAATCGGCAAATCTTCAGTAATCACCAACTGATCTGGTCTGTAGTCCATAGGGTAAAAGCTAGGAAACAAAGATTCACCACAAGTCAAAAACACTCCGCTTGGGTCATCAAGCAAAAGCTGTGTATTACCAGTGTTTTTTATATCTCTATGCTGATAAGTACAACCTACAACATCTATTTCTAAATTTGTTATTACAGGTAATACAGGATCTGGCTTGTATATCTCAGGAATATAGACCTCTGGAATATTAATTTGTTTGATACCGATTTCTGGTATCTCCATCAACTCTTAGGTTTTATATACTCTGGAACTGTTGGCCCTGTCACATCAGGTAAGGCATTATCCAAGACTTTGGGCATTAGTCCTTGTACATTAGAAAGCACTTCATTCATTAATTTTGCCTTGAATTGTTCAGAGCTAAGATATTTATAACCCATGTAACTTGCACCCAAAGTGCTGGTGATAAGAATAAATGAGGCTATACTTAAAATGTTAGCGACTTTTTGAAACATAATGCTAAAAGAAATTTTGAGTAAATTGGCTATACCTTTGACTTTGATGACATTTTGTCTAATTCTTGGCTTGATGCCTTTGTATTTGGTGGCTGGACTGCTTCGGGTGTCGCTTGAGTCTCGAGAATCTGCTGTTCCAAAAGCTTCATTGCACCGTTAGTCTCATGCAAAGCAATCCATAGTTGCTCTCTTTGTTGAGCAAGTTGTTGTAATCTTTCTTGTAAATTCATAATTTAATAGAGTTTTTTACCATCAGTGATAGCTTTATCAATATCTGTAAAATCTTCTGATGTCCAGATAGAAGTTTTTTCATCTACTTTTTTGTAGGTTTTGATTAGTTCAAGATGCTCTACATTACGCTTGATTTTGTCTTTAAAATCATCATCAGTTTCATCTGATGTTTGAGCAGTACCTATTAGAGTTACGCTATCACCAGCAGCAGAATAAATTGCTGCGATTTCATCTGCGGTTCTTTCTTCCATAATAAAAAATAAGGTTACTTTTAGTTTACCCTGCTTGGAGGGCTGTGACTTTTGCTGATAATTCTTTTATTGCATTTACAAGAATTGGAACAAGTCTTTCGTATTTCATACCATAAGACATACCATCATCTGTAAGGTTACAAAGTAACATGTCATCATTTGATGCACCATATCCATGACTTTTCTCAATATCTAAAACTTCTTGAGCAATAAATCCCAATTGTATTGCTGGTCTTTTCTTTGATCCGTCAGGTGTTCCATAAGGCTCTTTTTCTGTCCCATACCATGTCCTTCTGTCCCATCTATAAGTGACAGGTCTTAGTGCTTCAATCCAAGCTAACCCAATATCAAAATTTGCTATATCTGTTTTATCTCTTAGATCTGAAGTGTTAATTGTACTTGTAGCACAAAATAAATTGCTAATACTATTATTACCTAAACATACATTATTGTCTCCAGTTGTGATATTTCCTGATGGTGCATTTGCTCTACCAGCATCAACCCCTAATAATAAATTATTGTCTCCTGTAGTAACACCATCACCCGCATTTTTTCCCACCGCAGTATTAGAAGCTCCACTTGTGGTTGCTGTTAAAGCACTACGACCAACAGCAGTGTTGTCACTTGCACTACTCTGTACTAAAGCATTACAACCAACTGCTGTATTATTTGAAGCGGTGGAAATTGTAGCTAACGCCCCATAACCTAAACCTGTATTTTCACTACCAGTCGTTGCTGTTTCAAGGGCTTGAGTTCCTAAAGCTGTTTGTTTTGTTCCAGTTGTATTTACTGGTAAGGCTGATTTACCCACAGCAACATTATTTGCCCCAGTGGTGTTTGCCTGTAGTGCTGAAGCACCCACAGCAGTATTGTTTGATGCAGTAGTATTTGAATTTAATGCAGCAGAACCTAAAGCTGTATTTGTTGCACCTTCAGTATTTGCTGATAGAGAATTATATCCTACACTTGTATTATAACTTGCTGTCGTATTTGCATCCAAAGCAGCATGACCCACAGCTACATTATAAGCTCCAGTCGTATTAACTGCCAATGCGTAATAACCAACAGCAGTGTTATTACTTGCCGTTGTATTATCTGTTAAGGCGTATGCACCCAAAGCAGTATTTTCGATTCCAGTTGAATTAGCATCTAAAGAATATGTGCCAATACTTGTGTTATTAGCTCCAGTTGTGTTTGCTCCTAAAGCTGCATATCCTACCCCAGTATTATTATTAGCAGTGGTATTAGCATCTAAACACGCTGAACCTATTGCCACATTGCGTGTTCCAGTAGTGTTTGTAGTTAAGGCATTATGTCCAACTCCTACATTATCACTAGCTGTGGTATTAGCATCTAACACAAAAGTACCTAATGCTACATTATTACCTCCAGTTGTGTTAGCAAATAAAGCATTATTACCAACACCAACATTGTTAGATGCTGTTGTGTTATTTTTTAAAGCATCTTTACCAACGGCTGAATTACTTGCCCCTGTAGTAGTAAGGTGTAAAGCTGCATGACCTACCGCAGTGTTATTATCTGCTGTTGTGGCAACTGTTAAACTTCCTTGTCCAAGAGCAGTATTAGAATCTCCTGTAGTATTAGCATCTAAGGCATAAGCACCGACAGAAGTGTTATTAGTTCCAGTTGTGTTTGCTTTTAAAGCATTATGTCCAACACCAGTGTTATTTGAAGCACTAGTGTTTTGTTGTAAAGCTTCTTGACCGATTCCAACATTATTACTGCCTGTAGTATTTAACTTTAATGCTTCAAGACCTACAGCAACACTAGAATTACCAGTTGTGTTTGTTGTTAAAGCATCTTTACCAACAGCAACAAGATTTGCTCCAGTTGTGTTTGCTCCAAGTGCATCAAGACCCACAGCAGTATTGTTAGAGGCTGTTGTGTTTGCGTCTAAGGCATTTTTCCCAACAGCAGTATTTGAGTCTCCTGTGGTATTTGCACCTAAAGCACCTCTACCAATGCCTGTATTATTATTTCCAGAACTATTAGCATCTAACGCTGCAAAACCTACAGCTGTATTACCACCAGAAGAAACATTTGCCTCTAAAGCTAAATAACCAACAGCTGTATTTTCTGTGCCTGTCGTATTACTATCAAGAGTATAAGCACCCAAAGCAGTATTATTTGAAGCTGTTGTGTTAGCAGCTAAAGCCTGTCTGCCAATTGCTGTGTTGTTAGCACCAGAAGTTAAAGCTGTTAAAGAATTTTTACCAATCGCTGTATTGCCTTCGCCAGACACAGAAGCATCTAAAGCACTCTCTCCAAGAACAGTATTATTAGCAACAGAGTTTGCACCTTTTCCTATATTTACTGAATTTATTGTTCCATCAACAGCAAAAGCTGGGCCACCAGCAAGAGTAAATAAATTTATAAACGCATTTCCAGATGTATTATTGATCTGCATAATACCAGTTGAGGTATTAGCAAAAAATTGACTTACATAATTTGTAGATGGGGCAGAGGATCCAGAACTATTATTTGCTAAAGATTTAAAAGCATCTGTTAAATCTGCTCTAACGGCAGAACCAGTGCCGTTATCTATAATCATATCATTCTGAAAACTCATCTGTTAATCCAAAATTTTATTTAAGTATATCCTACTTTAAAATTAACTACCACGCCCGAATCCAGTTGCAGCATATTTGAAATCTCTATTAACATGACTTGATCCATTCTTTACATCTATATCGAATCCTGTCGAACTAATATTTGATAAGGCAAAGAAATCACCTGATTGTGCATTTTCTATAGTAATTCCTACTGATGGCAAAACAGTATTATCTGGAACCCCTGTACCAGTAGAACCTGTGAAGAAACTATTAGTGAATGTGACAGATTTTGTAGACGTGCCTGATGCAATCAAGCCATTTGTTGCCCCTGCATTACCAATACTTGTTTCTGTTCTGCTTTCAATCTCTGCTGTATATCCTAACTGATCTATTTCAATAGATTGTGCTGGGTCATCAGAATCCATTTCACATCTAAATTTAAAACCTCTTGCAACATAAGTTCCATTTACAAAAGGATTAAATTGAGAAAATTCAGCACTATAGGTGCAATTTCCACTTGTATTCAATGAAGTTGCAGAAGTAAGTGTAAATGTGTTTGCACTTGGTACACTTTGGATTTCATAGTCACCATCAACACCTGTTCCAGAAGTAAAATCAACAGTGACAAAACTACCAGCAGAATATCCATGATCTGTTTTTGTAATTGTAATTATTGTGCCAGCACCACCAGAACCATCATTAATCGTGTAACCTGTTGCTGTCACTGATAAATCAGGGTCTTGGTCAGTGGTAGCTACCAATAATTTAGCCCCTACATTGAACGCAGTAGCAGCATCAAAATCAGTCCATGTATCAATATTTGCAGTTCTTTTGTCAAACAAATCATTGGGGTAGAAACCCTGTGTAACCATGTGTCTGCGTAATCTTAAAGGTTGTTTTCCACCTAAATCCAAAGTATTTGCAAACTCATAAGATCCTCCTGTTATATCTACAGCACCCAAGAAATCAAAATCAGCCATAGCATCAAAATCTGGCACATCATCAAGAGTTATTAAAGAACCAAGCACAAGCCCATCAACATCATCACTTACAAAACAATCAACTTTTGTTCCACTAAAAGGAGGGCTGTCTGTATCTTCTCTATCTTCTAAAACAGTTAGCTTTGGAAAAGCATTTGGTACTGTTTGAAGCATTACAACAGAAGCTTCACCAGCACTCAAACGACCTCCATCATCTTTGAACTTTAAAATATAAGTTCCATTTACAATATTTGGAACAATCGACTCACTGACGTTTCCAGAAAGTTCTGGAAGCACGTCAACTGAATTAGTAAATGTCGCTCCAGATGTAAGGTTAGAACTACGAATTACCACGTTTCCACCATGTATTACATCAACATCTGTTGATTTATCAAAACGTATTCTTACAAATTCATCTGATAAAGGTTCAATCCTTACATTCTGTACATCTGCTGGTAATGCTGTTTTTCCTTCAGCTTCTATAGTTGTTGTTGTTGTTGTTGAGCTAAGTTTGCCTAAAGTATTATACGATTTGATTTTAAAAGTATATGAACCAAGTCTTGATTCAAAAAGTTCAAAACTAGGTCTTGAGATCCTTAATCTTTCTGGGTTGTCGTTTTCATATTGAAATTCAAGTAGATATTCTTTTACACCTTGTACTGGTTCCCATGAAACAAATATTTTAGAAACGGCTCTATTGTCAAGAGCAACAATTTGTTCTACGGCTGTGGCGTTATTAGGTGAAGGTTTTTCATCTAATAAGGTAGTTATTGTTCTTGGATTTGCTGGAACTGTTGTATCTTCTACTTGAGAATATTTGTTTGTGTCGTGAATAATTGCTGAAATATTATATTCACAATGATTCTTCTCTTCTATTCCCAAAACTCTATAAGTTTGAAATTGTACAGATGGACTTTCAATCGCATAAATACTATTTGATTGAGGTGTTGAAGAAAAAGCTGAAGAAACAGTTATTGTAGTTCCATCAATCGTTGATATAGTTCTAGATTCAGTAGACCCATCAGACAAAATGACACTTAAAGTAGATCCAGCTTCATGTGATAAATCGTTGCCATCAATAGTTCTTGCATCAACAATTATTTGTGTGGTAGATACGCCAGTTTTTATCTTGCCACCTTTTCTCACCCCAGCCTTCAAAGTATCAGCAATGCCTATTATCATTGAGGGTCTTACAACAACACCAGCTTCAAGAGTTGCTTTAAATGAACAAAGTTCAGCCTCTTTTAAATTTGTGTACAAAAACCATCTTGCAAGACGATTTGCCTGACCTCTTGAAGTGCAAGCAAAAGATTTTAAAGTTTTTCTTATTTTTCCAAATTTTGTTGTATAGCCTGATAAAGCAGTTATTTCATCAGCACTTACATACTCAAAATTTAAAGTTTGTGTATCATTGTCAAAATATGAAACTTCAACTTCAGTAAATTTTGTTTTTTGTCCAACACTTGTATATGTAAAACCTTGATCGCTTACATTTGCATTTGTAAAAATATATTGAGCATCAGATGTATTTGTAGTTGTATTTGTAGGTCTGTCCTGAGATATGGTAAGGGAACCAACGCTATAAAAAGGCATTGCTCTCATTACCGAGCAAAGATCATTTATTAAAGTAAAAGCATCATTTTTTTGGTTTAGAATTACATTGCAGCTGAATCTTGGCTCTGTTGTTTGTGTTATGGGGTCAGTAATTAGTTCGCTATTATATGCACTTGCAGAATAAAAACTAAAAACATCTAAGGTATCTGCATCAATAACACCATCTGTACCACCAAAACCTTTATCTGTTGTTAACAAGTCATATAAAATCCAAGCTGGATCAGAACACCATTCTTTATCTGTTTTAAATGTGCCGTTAAAAGTATAATCTGATGGATATATTACTCTTCCATTGTCAACATCAATAGAGGTTCCGTGCGGAATGGAGATCTTGGTACCCTTGACCCTGTACATACGCTTTGGATAGCTTTGAAATTCTTGAGCATTAAACCTCAAAGCAACATAAGCAAATCCAGCGTAAGCTTGTGATTCTGTAATTATTGTTGTAATAGAAAGAAGATTAGTGGCATTTTGCAATCTTGAACTTGTGCTGTCATCAGTATTTCTTATAACAGTCACAGTTAATGGAAATGATAAATTATCTTGCTGTAAATCAATTTCATAGTCCTTTATATAAGGACTTGTAGCTTTTCCACTAATAGAATTTTCAACAACAGGATTATGAACTGTACCATCATTTTCTGTAATTCGTATTGATATTTTTACCTCTGTTCCAACGATATCTCCATCTGTTTTAAACTCTTGCAGTGCTGGTATTTGGATTGTTACTCTTAAAAGTTTTATAAGTTCATTGCCATCTGAATCTTGAACACCTGTGATAGACCTTGCAACAGATGTGTCCTTAAGAATTGGAACTCCAACAGGAATTGTATTTTCTACACGATCAGGGCCAAAAGAATCAACTGAACTTAATGGGGTTTGAGTATCAGTGCCACTTCTAAAAAAAACCTCTACATTATCAAAATTTAAATCACCATTTGCATTAACTAAGGGTGTGCCATCTAAAAAAATATCTTTTCTGAAGTCAAGTGAATCTGTTGTATCTGGATCTGTATTTGTTGGTTTCCTGAAGCCCTCTATTTCACCATATCCAAGCAAATCCACAACTGTTGCAAAACTTTTACTTCTTAACCCTCCATCTATTAAATCTGGATCCTCTAATTTTGGTTCTCTTCCGAATAATTGATCGTCAACTAATCTTGGCATGGCTAATTAAGGTAGATTCCTCTCTAAAACTGTAACAGCGTTTCCAGAATTTGAATATGTTTGAGAGTTCCACCCACCTGTACTCACTTTAAAACTATTAGTAGCAACATCTTGAACACCAAATACTGCTGGGTCTATATTTGAACCAGAAAGAGGGCCACTTGTAAAATCAAGTCTGATATTTTCTCCGTTTACATATTTATGATTATTAATGTTTATTGTTATAAGATCCCCAGATTGTGTATATGTTCCCTCATTCGTCAATATTTTAACTATTTGGGCATTATCAACACCAGAACTTATCAAAATTGATCCGCTGTAAACATATCCATACAAAATAGGAATCGGAATACCACTAGAACTAACGTTTTGAATACCAGTAAAAGAATATGACCCTCTTATATTTGGGTCTGTATCACCAACAGAAGAGATATTTCCTGATGGTAAATCAGGTGTTAATAAATCACTAGCAAGAGTTAAGGCTGCTGTTGTTAATAATTCACTTAAACCACCTGTAACAAAAGAAGTTACAAGAGGCACAATATTGCTAGTAACAAAATTAAAAACATCATCAAAAAAATCTTTAATAAAATCTGAACCGACTGCGACTGGAATAATTTGAATATCTCCTTGTCCTGTTGAAGCTACAAAGTCTTGAGTTATTAAACGACCTCCCATTTTTATTTGATATATTTGGTTATTCATATGCTTTTCAAGTCCAGCAAAATTTGCTTTCAAAAAACTATACGCTTGTTGTGGTGAATTTACAGCAGCTTGAAATGTTGATTTACCTAAAAATTTTCTAAGATTCCCATATACTTTGATTGTTCTAAGCTGCATATCTATAAACTCCTTGTAATGCTTTTTGATAGCTTAGACTAAGTGGTTGTCTACAGCTTAAAGCTTTAAAGTTGTGATTTAATATCATACTATCACCGATATAAACAGCAACATGACTAGCCTTACCCTTCGCACCTGTAAAAAGTAAAACATCGCCCTCTTTAAATTTATTATTATTTTCTTGTTTTACAAAGTTTGATTCTGTAAGTACTTTCTCAAAGTATGGATTATTAGCAAAATCCATTAATGTCTTTGGTCTAGGCCAGTATCTAATATTTATACTTTTGTTTTCTTTTAGCCAATCCGTAACAATAGACCAGCAATCATATTTACCCCAGATAAATTTTCTCCCAATAAGTGAAGGTGCTTCCCAGCCTGTAGGCTCAATACAAGTCCAGTGATCTTGATTAATACTATAAATATAATATGGAAAGCCAATATGTTCACAAGATGCTTTATCTGCATCAGAAGCTATTGCAGCCCCTACAGGGTGACTATGTATTACACCGATAATTTCTCCAGTATCTTCACATTCTACCCAATCTTCAGGATCAATCATAAAAAACTCATGCTTCCCCTCTGCTAAATTTTTACAAGGCCAAAAAGTTTCCTTGCCATCTATTATTGCAAGCAAACCGCAAGCCTCATTAGGTGCTTGTTTTTGTGCATATTTTTTAAAAGATTCTTTCCAAGTCATATCTAAAAGTTAACAAAAGTTCCTACACCTTTAAAGTCATCTCTCGTAACTAATTTTTTGGGTGCACCAACACCAGCCAAATCAAAACTGCTTACCATTTCAAACTCTACAATATTTCTATTTTCTGTTGTTTTCTTATCTATGAAATACACTTCTCTTGGTAATTCTGCTGTTGGGTCTACTGAACCAACCTTAAAAGGGTTCACATTAGATGGAAAATTCTCCTCATCTAAAAATCTTGCGAGTGTTCTTCTCCTTGTTACTTTAGCCCTTTGCAAATCAATAAAAGGTGTCGTTTGATTTACTCTCAAAATAATTGTTGTTATTGTTCCTAACAAATTTGAAAATGTAAGTGTAGGTCTTGGTAATAAACCTTTACCAGAATATTTAAAGCCCTCTGCCCTACATGGCATCCTTGTATATGTATTGGATTGCCAAACAATGTCGCCACTATCTTTCATATTGTTGCCAGCATGAAAAAGAAAAACTGTTGCATCACTTAATGTTGTATTCACATTGAACGACACATTGCCACTTGTAGACTGTGAAGTAGTGCCTGTGACTGTAAAAGAGTCTGTAGCAACTGTTTGTATTGTATAAATCCCATCAATACCATTTCCAGAAGTAAAATCAAGACTTAAAATAAGACCAGTAGAAAATCCATGAGCAGTTAATGAAATAGTGATTGTTGTTCCTGACTGACTATATGTAGCTGTTTTTGCTGATTTTGTGTAATGAAGATCAGGTATCAGTTCAACAGAAAACAACTCAATTATAGATTTGTTTGTAAGTTGTTGTAACTCTGGTACAGGATTAGCCATTTATGGTTCAAATACCTCTCTAAAAGTACAGTTGATTATTGCTCTATTGTTATAAGGTATAATTTTTGTCCAAGAATCGCAAACATATTTGCCAGCACCAGAAAGAGTGATCGAAACATTACCACTATTTGTTGCATCATCAGCAGCCGTTACTGTAAATACATCATCAGTTGTCACAGATGCAACGGAAAAAGTACCATCAGTTGCAGAACCAGAAGTATAATCAATAGTTAAAATATCACCAATAGCAACTCCATGCTGTGTGATTGTTATTGTCACAGTTGTTGTACTTTGACTATAAGTTCCTGTTTTTGTGAACCCTTCTGCTGGTGGGGTAAACGAAAAGCTTGCCTGATCTGCAACCCTACTTCTTAAAAAGCCTTCAATAACATCTGATTCAGTCTCAGACACGTTGAAAGTAAGATCATATACTTTTGGGTCTTGGGACAAAGGAAGGCCATACAAAGCTCTAAACTCATAGCCATCACCAAGTTGAGTTGTCCTTATTTTTGGTGAACTTGTTTTTCTCATCCCATAAGTGGGAGTGATTGATGGAAATGTAGCCATTATCTGTTAAGTAAACCTCCAGCCCTTTGTTCTTTTACAAGGGTTTGTTGAACTATACCACCGATTAGCTGTCCTAGTTGGTCAGCCCCAGAACCATCACCAGCCACAGATGAGCCTTTTGCGTCTACATTTACAGTAACAACATTTGTAACTCCTCCACCAGCTATCGCATTATTTGGAATTATATTCCCACCCTTTGAACCCATTTGCAAGATTTCAGGCCCTCGCTCACCTACAAGATATGCACCACCAGCAGATACTGGGCCACCATTTGCTCTTTTTGCAAATATATTGCCTAAAAACCCTCCTATTTTTCCACCTATACCTGAAACAGCCCTTTGAATGGCAACCTCAATAAGTTTCCTCTTCAGATTATCAAGAACACTTACTGCTGCTTGTGCTAATGTTTTTGTTCCCATAACTGCGTCAGTAAGATTTGTAACAATGCCATCTTCTACACTTTGGCCAATTTCCATATACTTTTGTTTTAGTTCTTCTGCTTCTTCTTTAAGTTTTTTATCTTTATCAATAGACTTTTGTTTAAGTTTGTTTGCTTTATCTAATTCTGCATTTTCTTTAATTACTTCATTTAATCTATCTTTAATAGGTTTCATTTGTTTATGCAATAAACCAAGCCTTTTTTCTGCTGCATTTATTGTCCTTTTATCATTTGATCTATTAAGTATTGCTATCTCTTTCGCCATTTTTATCCCAATATCAGCTTCTAAAGCTCGTAGCTGTGCGACTTCACCTTTTTTTATTGCTTCAGTTACTTTGTCTTGTTCTTGTTTTTGTTTTATTAGTTGTGTTACTACTGCTCCTATACCTGTTGCAATAGCTACAAATGGTAAGGCATTAAAAGTTAAACTTAATGCACCTACTGAGATAGCTAATGCTTTTGTAGCTACTGATGCTGTGGCGGTTGCTTTTGCATAAGCGATAGCTCCTGCTTTTGTAGCAATAAATTTAGCTATTAAAACAGTTTTTGCCGCTACTAATAATGTTGTTGCAGTTGTGAAACCTTTAACAGCAATAGCAATTCCTGTAAATATTCCAGCAGTCTGCACTATTGGTGAGTTAACAAGCTCAGTTATTGATTTTGTTAGTTGTGTTATTCCTCTAAGTGCATCTAAAACTGCTGGAGCAAGCAAACTTCCAACAGCTATTGATAGTTTTTGTGTTTCATTACTTAAAACTTTAAACACCATTGTTGGGTCATTTTTTATTAATTCCTTCAGAGCCTTACTGCCTTCTTTTTCTATTTCTTTAAAAGCTTTAACAACTACATCTTTTGTGATTTTTCCTTGTGCAGCCATACTTCTTAAAGCACCAACATTTACCCCAAGCTGATCTGCGATAGGTTTAAGAACAGCAGACATTTGCTCTGAAATACTATTAAATTCATCACCTCTTAAAACTCCAGAACCTAAAGCCTGTGTCAACTGACGCATTGCCCCTGCCTGTTCTTGAGCAGAAGCACCAGACAAGATAGCTGCTGTATTAAATCCATTAAATATTGCGGTGATTTCATCCATAGATGAACCTAATGGGCCAAGTCTTGCCTGTAAATTTGTTACCCCTTCAAGAGCATCAATCGAACTTAAACCAAATTTTGTCTGAGCTTCTTCAGCTAATTTAAGAGATTCAGCATAAGTGCCATTACCCTTAGTCAATATTTTTAATCTTTGATTTAATTTTTCAAAACTTGTTGCGGCAGTTATAGTTCTTTTTGCAAGCACTCCTATGCCAATACCAGCAATAGCAGTCTTGAGTCCACCAAATGACTTTTGTAGTGCGTTTGTTTTATTCTGTACTCCCTGTAAAGCCCTTGTCGCATTAGTGGCATCTACAGTAAGTTTTACATTCGCCTGTGCCACAAATAAAAAAAGCCTTTATTATATATTACCTTGAATTGTGTTTTTGTCGTTGAACAGCTTTTCTTTCTTCGTCAAATTTATTCTCATAATATCCAGCCCAATATATTAACTCTTCTTGAGTTATTAATTTTCTTAATTCTTGTATTGTTTTGCCTAATTCTGTTGCGAGAAAAAACTCAAAATTTAACCAGTTATCTCGCTTTAATCGTTTTTTGCTGTATCTACATCAAGTTTTATATCAAACAAAAATAATTCTATTTCATTCAACACATTCTCTGGCAATTCTCTTTGTAAGTTTGGTGCATCTGCAAGAGCAAAAGCTTTTGTGCCATCTTCTAGCTCTGCCATTTGACAAAGAAGTTGAGTAGATACTGTAAGAGCCTCATCAGTGCCAGCCATACTTTGGGCTCTTTGTCTATCAAATCTTGTTAATGGCTTAAAATATAAATCAACTACCTTTTCCCCTCTAGCATTTTTAAATTCATATTTCCTCCTAGTGGACATCTGATCCCCATAGGACTCAGTAATGAGATCAATAGTTCTTTTGCTTGGCATAAATTAAGTGCGAAGTATTTTTAATTTACTATATATCTGAAGTTATTGCACCTGTTGTCTGGAATGTGACGTTGATAAGCTGTATCTCACCAAGAGTTGCTCCGTATTCAGCATTAGTGATTATTCCAGAAAAAGCTAATTTTTTAGAACTAGCTGAACTGTCAGGAAATAACTCAAACAATGCGTCACCAGCATCACCTGTTGTAAGTACATCTTCAACAAATGCAAGGTAATCTGAGTTTCCAGCGTTGTCATAGATCAATTCTGCTGAACCTTCACCAGCAATAAGGCCGCCAACAAAAGTTTTTGATGTATTGCCCATTACTGTGGTTTCTTGGGTGTCTTTAGTTATAGATAAAGACCAGTTTCTAACACCTGATATATCAGCTTCTGTTCCAGCAGCATTATGGAACATTATTTTACCGACATCACCTTTTACAGCAGCCATAACAAAAAAAAGAAATATTTATAAATATATTAACTCTTTTCAGACTTTTTTACATCTTTTTTCGGATTTTGTTGATTCTCCATATATCTCTTACAGTTTGGGTCCCAATAATTAGCATCCCTTACACCTTTTACAGCTTCAATAGCGTCAAGCATTTCTTCAGTTATAACAAGTTTTGGCATGATTAAAGATCCTCATAAATGTTAAAAGTAATTCTAAGTTGTGTTTGAAACTTACCTTCTGGACTTGATGTTAAGATCTCAGGCCCTACAGGTGAATCAAAAATTACATTAGATACAGTCACTCTATTGTATAAGTCTCTAAGCCGTTTGCAAATTGTAAAATTAGACCCTGCCCCTAATCCTTCCTCTGTAAATACATTTAAAAGAATCAAACCAACAACATTATTATCTGAGTCAGTTGTTCCTCCCATTGTTAAATATTCACCAGCACCAAAGCTTGTAATGCACTGAACAAAAGTATCCTCAGCAGTTGAGTCAAAGGTCATATTGTTAAATACAACAGGGATCGCTGGGCTTGAAGCAAGCTCTGTGGCTAACCTAGCCTCTATTGTTGATCTGACAGTGTTTAAATCAGTTGCAGCCATTAAATACCTCTTTTAATTCTTTCATACTCTTTTCTGGCATATTGTTCAAGTTCTTTTCCAATAAGCTCTGGAAAACCAGCAACAGTTTTTTGTCTAGTTCTATAAACTCCGCCCCATGATGGTGGTAGGTTTTCACCGAAACATACAGGTTCTGCATATACAACATTGTTGGTTACTGTGCCTTCAAATGGCTTTATATCTGTTTGCCAAGCTGCTCTAAGCTGACCACCTCCCTTTGGTTCGCCTTTATAAACAACTCTAACTGGTGTTGCTTTTTTTACTCTTTTCGTCCACTCCAAAGTAGTTGAAGCAACTAAATCCTCTACTGCTTCCCTCATTACATCATCTATTTGATCTAACCTTATTTGTCTTGCCATCTTTACCTCAAGATAAGATCAAAACTTACAGCAGTATTATTCTGCTCATTAGTAATAACCTGAATAATTTTAAATTCAACACTACTTATAACAACTCTATCTTTTGTGGTTGGAACAAATGTAAGATCACCAGCAGATATAGTAAGCAATTTATCCTGTGATTCGATCAAATCGTTTACCTGATTTCTTGAAACATTACTCAATGCACCTTTAATAGTTGTATCAGATGTAGATTCTGTAATAGCTCCAGTAGTGGTATTGTATGCCCCTGCTGTTACTTGTCTGATAGTCACATCACCTCCAAGCTTGCTCAGAGTTTTTGATGCTGCTTTTTTTAGTGCATTAGCAAGACTCATAATGAATAGGCTATGACCTGACCACTTGCAAGGGTGATACTTGTTATAACTCCTTCGATTTCAGATGATGATTTCATTTCAATTCCATTTATTGTTGAAGAACCATTTTCTGTTAAATTCTCAGCAACTAAAGTTACCTCTGCATTTGATAAACAATGCACCTTGCCAAATCTGCCTGTATGGGCATTTGTATCTGTAATGATTAACCCTGCTGGGTATTGGTAGCCGTAGCCCATTTTTAAGACCTCTTGATTGATAAGTTTGCTCTTCCACCTATTCTAATACCCATTAAGTAGTGGTCAACGATTGGTGGAATACGATCAACCCCGACTGCTCCATAAAATCTTGGAGTAACATTTATATTACCAATACTTACGGCAGCAAAATCCTCTAGACCGCTAAGCTCTAACCCATTTCTATTGTTATTTAAATATACAGCCAAAATGACCTGTGCGTGTTTTACCCTGTCTGGGATTTCAGTATCAGTGTAATAATCAGCAACTAATCTATTTGGAAAGCTTAAGCCATACAAGTTGGTGTATGTGTCAGGCTTCCTTACTCCTGATCTTGGCCACTCCAAAGCTTGAGTATCAGCTACCCTAGCTCCTAAAAACTTCTCTCTGTCAATCCTTTGGGCTGCGGTAAATAAAGCTCTGTTTTTATTATCAGTACTAGATCCGTCCCAAGCAGCATTATCATCACTAAGGATTAAACCCTCGATAAAAGAGTTTGCATCAGCAAGAGTTATATAAGTGTTTGCGTTAGCACCGCCAACAGTAGCATCAAGAGTTATCGCCATTGAGTTTTACCTTTTTGGGCTTAGATTTTGGTTTTGGCTTTTCAAGAGTTTGAACAAGTGAAGCTGCCTTTTGAGCAGCCTCATTTTGTTCTCTCATTCGCCTAAAAGCGAACATTGCCATTAGCTTGATGCACCCTTAAGAGCAACAAAGTTAATAACGATTGCTTCACTTAAAGATCCACCAGATACGTTAGAAACTGTGATCTTGAATGAACCGGCAGCGATTCCGTTAGCACTCACAATGTAAGCACCAGCAGTTCCAGCAGAACCATGACAAGCAACCACAACATCAGTTGCTGCGATCTTGTCGTTTGTTACTGTGAAAGATACTTCCGCAGCATCAGCTAATGCAGCGTTGTTCATTGTGATCTGTCCACTCTGAGTATTCAGAGTTACACCTGTTCCTTTGTTGGTGGCCTGAGTTACAGTGCCGCCTGTTGTTGGGCCGATAAGTGACCCTGCTGTTACGTCAAATAATGATGACATGATTAATCCTGATTAGATACGTTAGTAGCTCTAACAATACCGATATTCTTTGTCTCATACACTTTCGACCATGATGCAACTGTCTCCAAAACTGTTCTGTTTGGGTTGACTGTTGATACAGCGTACTTAAGACCTACTGGGTGATAGATGTAGTGAAGATCCACTGCCATTGCTTCCTCAAGAGCAAGAATGTCTCTATCTGTTTGTGTTCTGATTGGTGCTTGCTCACCTGTAACAACTGCTCCTTGTGTAAAGAAGAATGTTGAATACTCAGTTGAAGCTCCAGAGCCTGTTGTAGGAATATCATCAGAAACGATAATTCTTAAACCACCAAAGCTCTCAACAACATTAGGGCCATCAAAAGCTCTTGCTGTACTACCAGCAGTTGCTCCTGTATCTGGTGCACCAGTGTTGTCATAGATGCGGTCAATCATATTACGCTCTAACAAGTCTCCATAAACGTTGGAGTGCATTGCTATTGCTGTAAGCTTGCCACCTTGATCTCCTAGTAAAGACTTTGCCTTCGCAATATGTCTTGGACTTAGAACTGTTGGGCTATCGCCAGACTCTGAATCAATAGTCAAACTAAATAAAGCTGAGTTGCTATCATTAGCGTTGATAGATCCAAATGCACCAGTTAAGCAAGAATATAAATCCTTTTGCTTTTGGTTATTTACATAAGCAGCCATTTTCTGAGCAATAGCAGCCATAGGATCTATGCCACCACCAACTGCAAGAGAAGCTAAATCTCTTGAACTGAAAGCTCTACCTCTATGAAGAACAGCAGCAATCTGATTATCTGCTGTAATTTTTGATGGAGTTAAAGATGTTGAGTCTGTTAAAACTTCAAAATCACCTGTTAAGTTTGCTTTGTAGAAAGGGATTTTTACAAAGTCACCGCCTCTTTCTGCGGATAAATTTAATTCTGCCAAAGGTTGCACGACCCCACTTTGAAGAAAGCTATCAGTCTGTGTAGTAGCTTCGATCAAATAGGGTGTAAACACCTCAGGAATAATTAAATCACTGCGAACTGTCGCCATTAGAATTTAATTAATATGTTTACCATCGGGTGCAAACCCTAGCCAGTGCAAACCAGATAAACCTATATTAACCGCTAACTGCGTTTTTGAGCATATTATATTTATTTATATCTGTTCTAAACAACCTACTTTGCTCTGTAAGGTTGAAAGATTCCTTTGCAAAGGGGTTCTTGTCACCAGCAGCAACAAATTCTGTCTGTACTTTTGTTGTTGTAGCTCCACCACCTTGTGGTCTTGGGTTCTTCTGTACCCATTGAGGCATTTTAGACATTGCCCATTCTTTGACAGGTGTTCTGGTATAACCATCAACCACAACTACAGTTCCATCTGCTTCCCTAGAAAGCTGATCCTTGCTTATACGAGATAAAACATATTGAGGATCGTGAACGACATCAGCTAACGCTGTTACTGCTGGGGCTTCAACTTCAAGCTGTCTCTGTCTAGCTTCTAGCTCTTGGATTCTTTTATTCTTTGCCTCTTCAGCATCACGATACTGCTGTGCTTGTTTAGCAATCGCCTCATCATATCTGCCCTTTGCTTCAAGCTCTTCCTGTTCTTTTTGTTGTTTAAAAGCTATTAAGGCATTTACATCAACATCTGGTGGTACAGCTTTTGCAGTTTCTTGAGCTTTGACATATTGATCCATCAACTTCTTATTATTTGCCTCAAGCTTTCTAACGCTTTCCCTCAAAGCTTCAACTTCTGTTGTATCAACAGGTGGATTTGGTTTGATTGGTTCGTCAGCCATAAATAAATTTTAACAATAATTAATATAAATAATAACCTACCAACGTGTTTTGTCAGCCCAATAAGCCGCACTACTAGGGCCTTTCTTAATAAGTCTTGCAAATCTAGCCTTAAAAGCTGCTCTTTTATCTCTATCTCTTTGAGATTCTCCTTTTCTAGGTGGTTTATTATCTGCACCTTGCATACCAAATCTTATAAGCTTTTCTTTCCCAGAAACTTTGACAACAACTGCTCCAGCTTTTCCTGATTTGTGATTAGGTGTTTTTATTGGTTGGTTTAAACCTTTAAAAACATGACCGCCTTTTTTTATAGTCATTTGCCCTTCCTCTTCATTGCCATATTGTGTGCTTCAGTAAATGAAACCCCTTCTCTCATCTTACGTTTCATATATTCCATATGTGCCTTTGTGTGACCATGAGCCTTTTGGTGCTTTGCAAGTGTGTTCTTTTGTCTGGTAGTTAGCTTCATCTTTTTTTGTTGTACCTTGAATAGATTGCTGCGTCTGCTGTTCTTGCTTTGTCACCTCTCATATAGCTGTTTACTCTGCCCATAGCCCACGCTGCCATAGGAACATTTCTTGAACCACTAGACAAATAAGCACCTTGTCCTTTTCTATAAACAGCCGCAAGCTCTCCATAAAAAAACTTTGTGCCATCAGCTTTTTTCTTAAGACTATTTTTAACGCTTTCGCTTAGTGGTTTTCTTCTTCTTGCCTGTGACATTTTGTTTGGTGCGTGATTTTGATACAGCTTTTATATCAATATACTCTCCTTTTCTGTAAGCTTCGGCAGTTCTCTTGATCTCAGCAGCTTTCGCTGCCTTGTTCTTTGCTCCAGACAGATATTTTTTAGGAACACCTGTCTTTTTGTCCTTTGGAACTCGCCTTAGTTTTCTGGTCACTTTTTAGCTTTTTTCTTTGTTGTTTTAGGCTTTACTTCGCAGTTTTCAACCTTTGGCTTTGACTCATCATAAGTCTGAACTTTAAATGTATATCCCATTATTTTTTACCTCCCTTCTTTTTCTTTGTGCCTTTTGGCTTCATTGACCCATAGTGTGATGGCATGACAATAAAAGTAGCTGACTTTATCTTACTTCCTTTTGCGTTTTTTAGCAGTTGATAAAGCTATTGCTTGAGCTTGTTTTAATGTCTTGCCCTCTTTCATCAGAAGCCTAATGTTTGCAGAAATAGACTTCTGTGACTTTCCTTTCTTGAGTGGCATCACAAATCCTTTGCTAGTGCTTGAGCTAAGTGTTGCAAATAATTGTGAATATCGCCATTAAAGAAATCAATTTTAATCAATGTATCTTTGATCTTTGCTGCCTCTTGTCCTTTTGTATGTTTGATTGCATCTATAACAACGGTAGATGGAATAAGGTTTGGAGTTCCGTTTGGTGAATTAACTGTGTAGTATTGGAAGTCTAAATTCTTTTCTTTGAAGAAGGTTGTAAAAAAGTTGTTCATTGCGAAAGTTTGTATCTATTAAATATAATACACGCAATTTATAAAGTTGTCAATAATTAACTAAAAGATATTTTGCCCTCATTAATATCTTTCACAAAAGATTCAAAATCCTTTGCTTTAGAGGCTTCTTCAATACATTTTCTTCTTTCTTTAATGTCCAAGTGCAGAGTTGTCATCAACTGTGCAAGCTTTCTTGAAAAGAAAACATCATCAATCATAATTTAACTGTATCACTTACCACTATAGCTGATCTGTTGAGTATCACCCAGTAATCAGCATCAAAGTGTATTAATTCAGCACCACCTTCCACTAATTTATCTACTAAAGGCAAAGGCACTTGATATCCGTCAATGCCCAAAATAGTACAAGCTTCTCCCACTGACTCGATTTTATAGCCTGTTAGTTTTTCTGCTTTTGCAATGGTTTCATCTTCCCATTTCCCAAAGGTTTGCTTATACCAGTCGGAGTCTGGATGTGCGTGTTCATTTTTTAAATTTTTTGTACTTGAACCCTTTTTCCAAGTTTTGAAATTTGCATCTTTTTTTAATCCAAATGCAGTAATTCTTTTTTGCTTTTCAGCAACTGATAATTTAGGTGCAAAGGCATTACTCTGGGTATAATGTTCAGCTATTTCAATAGCATTTTTTGTACTCTTTGATAAACTTGCCTTTGTTCCATGAAAATTTCTTGCAGCAGCATATGTTCCATTGCCATATATACCTTCACCAGCATAATAATTATCACCTCCCTTACCTATACCCTTAAACTGGTCATTCCATCTGTCATCAGAAACTCCTCGATATAAAACAAGGTTTTCACCATCAGCACCTTTTACTAAGTCTGTTCTATCTTTTAAAGCTTTGACATTTTTGACCCTATCTGGTCTTTTATTGAACCCTTGCTTCCAGAAAAGATAATCATTGTACATTGGTGAGCCTTTATCAACTGCTTTTTCTATACTTAGACCTTGCTCTAAAGATTGAATTTTAAAATCAATCGGCCCAGTATATGGGTTTTTTACACCTCTTGCTGTTTGTATTTTTATTTCATGCTCTCTAAACTTCTTAAGATCAGCTAACAACTCTTTTTCAGTAAGTTTTTTAAGTGGTTTTGATTTAACAAAGTCAGATGCTTTAGCAGTTCCGACAACTGCTTTAGGCTTGGGTTTCGGTTTGATATTTGTAGGCTTGCCATAGATTCTCTGTAAATCTTTCAAACTTCTTTCACTATCATCATCACGCACAAGCTTCTTTATTGCCTTCTGTCCAGATCCTTCCTTTTTAGCAAGACGCTTAAAATAATTTACTTTCTTTTCGTTACCTAAAGTCTTAACCTGTAGCTTTTTATCTTGCTTCAATAACCACTCACCATAAGTTATATCTTGTGGAACTCTTCCTGTAGCACTTGGTCTTGTGTCAAACTGTGTTGCTGGTGGCTTTTCAAGGCTAGGGTATTTCTTTTGTAGTCCATCAAAATCAACAACAGGAACAGTGGTTGATCTACAGTTAAAATGCTGCGGTGGTGTAGGGCCTCTGTTATATGCAAAAGTCTTGCCATCAAGATCCCTACAAACTGCACTTGTCCTGCTATCAAGCGTTGCAACATATTGATATTTTGGTGCAACCTTGCTGTTAGCTGCATAGACAGCCTGTGATGCCTGATTCTGTACTTGATTCACAGATGTTCTAACAATGGTTCTTATCTGATGATTAGCAAGCTTAGTAAGCTCACCACCAGCTAAGGCTTTTTGCCTAGAACTTAATGCCTTCTGTCCAAACTCTAATTTTCCTACCATGCGTCTTGCTATCTCTGCTGTTGACTCTCCACTAAACACACCTTGCCTTATATGTCTTGCTAAAGAGTCTTGCTGACGTTCTGCTATCCCTCTAAATGCTTTCTCGACTGTAACTCCATTTGGTAAGGTTTGCATTGCCCCTTGCCTTGCAGTAAGTTCAAATTTACCCTGACCAAACCTTTTAAAATCATCTTCTGTAAATTCTTTGCTGGTAAAAATATTTATTTGTGTAGGATCTGTTGTTACAAAGGATTTTGCATATTTTGGGCTGACCGCTACTGAGTTGATGGGGATATTTCCTGATTTTACTACTTTTTTAAGTTCATTCTCTATAAACCCTGCCTGTACATCAGCCAAACCTTCTATTTCTCTTATCATTTGCTTTGTTGATGTTTTTGACCATGTATTCAAGCTTGCTTTTGATTGAGCAATGATAGCTCTAAGTCTTTTTCTTGTTTCTGGTGCTACAACAACCCCTGCCCCAGCTTCTGCCTGTCTTATATTTAATTGCTTTAGTTTCTTTGCTGCAACAAGAATAATATCGTTATAAGTTGTCTGAAAGTTTGTAGCTACAGCATTACTGTACCTATTAAGATCAATAGTTTCCCTAAAAAATACCTCTGGAATACTCATTTATCATTCTTCCTCTTGTTCCTCCTCTGGCTCTGGGTCAGGTTCTTCTGGTGGCTCTACTTCTGTAAGACCTCCCTGCTGTGTGCCTTCAATCTCCTCTTCGACATCAAAGTCATCACCAAGAACCTCACCAGCAGAAAGTTGATTTAACAATGTTTCCTGAGTGATAGTTCCAGCAGTAAATAATGTGAGCAATGATGTTATCTCTTGTGGTTCTAATCTTGCACTTACAAAGTCTCTATTCACAAAACTACTGCCAGCATTAGGTTCATTGAGATATTCGCTATGAAACTTCAAACAGTTGTCAATCAAATCTTGCATCTGCTGTGCAATAACCATCATTGTGCTGTCATTCTGTGATCTATCTATCCTCTTGGCCTCTGCTGATTCTCCTACAAGTTTCTGTCCTAATACTGCGGCTAGTGAAAGTGTATTGATTTGCTCTGCAATATCTTTCAATCTTGTGAACTGGCTGTCATAGCTATCACCAGAGGGGCTGATATATTCCATGCGTGACTCAGGTGGCAATGATAGTGCCTCATTAGGGCCTGTTGTTATCTCATCTGCATTTGGATAGCCAAAAACTGCAAGCATAGGCACAGAACTGATATGCAAAATATTATCCAAGTCAGACTGTATCTGATAATGCTTGAGGTTTAGTTCTGCTATGTCATACAAAGGACTGCGGCTTTCGTAGTATCCAACTCTGTTTGAGTAAGCAATAGCAAAAGGGATCTTGTCCTTTAAGCTCATTTCACCTTCATCAAATAATTTATATTCACCTTTTTTTTCATCTTTTCTGTGGATCTCATATCTACCACGTTCAAGCACTCTGATCTGTTTAATAACCTTGTCACCATACTTTCCATCTGGCTCAACAACCTGTTCCATCAAACGTAACTGTGTGAGTTGCCTTACACCATCTATCACCTCTGACCTCCAGCCTAATATATCTTTTGGTGTATATGTCACCCAGTATGGTCTGGTCTTGTCACCTTCCTTTGGTGCATCTACTAATACCCCAACATGACCAAAACTTATTGCTTGCCTTGCAGTCTGATATAACCAGACATTGAGATCATTACCCTCAAGGTCTACATCAAACAACTGTTCTCTTACTAAGTCAGATACATCATCAAGTCTTACTGGTTTTCTAACTAACATACCTGAAAGCATCTTCTCAATACGCTGCAAATATGGCACAACTGTTGATCTTGAAAGTCTAACGTCATATGAATCATCAGTTTCTCTTGCCTCCTGTGGCAAGTACTTTCTATGTTCACTCCTAATCTTGTATGTACCTTCCTTCAAATCTGTTATCAAATCCCAGAACTGACTCATACGCTGATAGGCCGCATTAGGGCTTGCAACTGTGGTAGCAGCTTGTGTTATGGGCTGATTGTAAATATTCAGTGAGCTATACACAGTTTTGCCTCAATACTATCATGTTCTTAATATATTCTAATCCCTGTAGGTTTGCCCGACCTAGCAAATAATGGATTGAACTCACGCCATACAAGATAACCTAAAGCATCAGCCATATGGTCATAGCCTGACTCTTTATCTGGTTCTCCTTTTTCTGTGTATGACTGAAGTTCCATTGATTCAATTAGCTTTCTGCAACTGGCATGGATTTGTAAACGGCTTTCCCCTTTGCCGTTACATAATAAAGCCTGTACGGAAGAAATCCTGTCTCTGACTGGCGGGTTGCTGCGTGGGCTTTGATTGCTAAACCCATATCCTTCAAGAATTTGAATGTCCGTCTGGCTTGCATTAGTACTTCTGTTGCCTCCACTAGCATCTGGGTAAACATATATCTTGTTCATAGGATATCTGGATTGAATAGTTTGAGCAATAGAATCTGTATCGTGACTACCACTAATCTCATCAAATATTAACAATTTTTGATTTTGTACAATACCGATCACTGCGTTCATGTTTCCTATGTTGAAGTCCATGCCAACTCTCAAAGGTTCAAGGCCAATATCAGGCTTGACAGTAGTAACATTGTTTTCTCTGGTAAAGCGATCATAGACTTGGCCTGTAGTTAGATTGATAAACTCCCCATTGAGGTAGGCTTGCAACATTGATGGGTCATAGTTGGCTTGCATACGTTCTATAAAGTCATCAGGCAAATGTGGATTATCCTGAGTCCTCATCTTGATTAGCTGCCTATCTGTTCTCTCCTTTGCTTCATCCGTACCAAAGGTGTTATATAACCAGCGGAAGCCTTCTGGTGTACTAGCTGCACAAAACTGGCGAACATTACCAGCCCTTAGTCGTCCCAGTATCTTTGGAAAAGCTTTGTCGGCAATAGTTGGTGATACAACATCTATTTCATCAACAAGTACATGGCTTAAGTTCAATCCAATAATTCTAGACCAGTTTTCAAAGGATCTGCATAATAGCTTGCTGTCACCTTCCTTAAAGTGCAAAGTATATTCTGGAAGTGGACTAGCTCTAAAGGTATATGGGATTTCATACTGCTCAAGGAACATTTCAAAGTCTGTTTGCCAAATGTCTCTGATAAGTGGGGCAGTAGGTTCCATGACAGCACCAATAAAGCCTATGTTCATTGCTGCAAGCTTTACAGCCATACTGCATAAGGCTCTTGTCTTACCAGCACCATATCCAGCAGACAATCCAACTATTTCAGATTTATTGTCATAGAACTGCTGTTGTGGTGGATGTAAGTCTGCCCTTATACGATCTAACAACTCATCAGTATTGATATCAGAGGTAGTCAACCCATGATCCAAAACATTACCACTTATAACTGAATCTAGATAACTCACGAACAGAGATGAGCTAATTTTGCTGCAGTATTGATTGCACCTAAAGCAATGTGATACTGACCAGACCTTCTAGCTTCCATCTGCAAGGTGCTACATTGAGCCAAAAGATCAGCTATCATTTGGGGTCGTTCCATATCCCAATCCTTCTTCAACTCGTCTCTAGCTATCTCTAAATACTTATCTACACTTCTTTCTCCCACCCCCCAGTTTTCTGAAGCATAACGAACGCAGTCTGATCTACGACCACCATTTGCAATAATGCGAGCAAATTTCTGTGACCTTACTATTGTTTCAGCTTGAGTTCCTTTTTTACCCATTACTTAGATGATACACGTTTTGCTTTATTACCTGTAAAATCCTCCCATCTTTTAACTATTACATCACAGTATTTAGGATCTAACTCCATAAGATAAGCGTGTCTGTTTGTACGTTCAGCAGCTATTAAAGTTGACCCAGAACCGCCAAAAAAATCTAATATCAAATTAATATTTTTATATTGATCAAATGACCATTCTGCTAATTTTACTGGTTTTTGTGTTGGGTGAACACGAGCTTGACCATGTTCTGAGGCTTTTATCATTCCATGCCATTGATGAGTAAACATTTTTATTCTGCCCTTTTGATTTGTCCAAGCTAGTTCAGCCGCACTATAATTGTCACCTACAACTTCTTTATTCCAAACTATCCATGAGCAACCAGAGTTAATTTTTGAACAATAAAAATTTGCTCCCCAAAAAACTTGAAAAGGTATTTTTAAAGATTGAGACAATGCCCAAACATCTTGAGCAACTTGCGTATCAGTGTCATTTTTTATACTTCCAAAATTATTAGCTTTTGCTAATCCTTTCTGCCCTTTCCCTGTATATTTTATTCCATAAGGTGGATCAGTAAAGACCATATCAGCCTTTTTATTATCCATAAGTTTTTCAACATGAAGAATGTTTGTGGAATCACCGCATAACAGGCGATGATTGCCAAGAATATATAAATCACCCTCTTTTGTTATTGGTTCCTCTGGTACTTCTGGAACATCATCAGGGTCTGTTAAACCTTCTGTTGGTAATACTTCTTTTTTAGAAAGTATGTCATCAAGCTCTTTTTTATCAAAAAAATCGTTTAAATCATGCTCTTTTGATAGTTGTTCAAGCATATCTATATCCCATTCTGACAAGTCACCAGTTCTGTTGTCTGCTATTGCTAGTCCTACTTTTTGATCTTCTGTAAGGTTTGATCTTTTTACAGCAATTATTTCATCACCATCAGCTTCTATTATTTTTAAGTTTTTTATACCAGCGGCTTTTGCCCCTGCGATTGTTCCATTACCTGCAAGTATTCTGTTGTTTTCATCTATTACTATTGATCTTGCGGCACCATATTGCTCAAGACTTTGTTTTATTAATTTTGCAGATCGGTCTGTACGTTTACGAGCATTTTTAGGATCGTTTTGTAAATCGTTTATTGAAGCCACAAAAGTAAGTATTTTTTTTAAATGTAGCGTCAATCGGTGGTTTTTGTCGATTTCTGTTGTTTTTCCCAGCTTCCGACTAAGTATAAAAGTTCATCAATCCGTTTTTTAGCGGCTGCAATGCGGTCTGTGTTGAACTTGTCGTAGTCTTTGTTTTTCATAGTTATGGCCTATAAAACTCACCATAAAGCTGTTTGCCTTTTATATCTCTGGCTTGAATGGCTTTTTCCAGTGTAGGAAAAGAACCTAGTGAGTGACTTTTGTTTTGTTGACTTATACAAACAGTGTAAGGAT